TGATTCTATAAATTATAGTTATAATTCAAATACAAATTATGAGGGGTGGGGTTTAAATAGTGAGTCTGAGCCATATATACATTTTGGTTTTAAACGTATAACCGTTACAGATAAAGATATAGAAAACACAGATACTGCAACCGGGGAATTAGCAGTTGCGACAGCATCAATGATGGGTGCTAGATATATACATGAATTGAAGAAAGGTAGTGGTGGTGGCGGTGGTGGTAAAGGAATAGTAGGCGCAGTCATCAGCACAGCTAAGGTGGTTGGTACTGTAGCTGAAATAGGTTTAATGGCTACTGCTGGTAAGAATTTATATGATGGTATAAAGAAAATGACTGCTAATGCCAAATTAGATCAAAATCCAAATAGAGAAACATATGCTCATGTAGGTTTATATATGCCACCTACTATTACTATACAAGATGGTGCTAATTATGAAGCATCATCTAGAGCAGCATTAGCTGCTGCAGCTTCGCTAACAGGCGCGGATAGAAAAGATGGTGAAACAGACAAAACTAATAATTCTGCAGATACTACTGTCGCAATGAATGCCATGTTAGGTATGGGTTTAACAGGTGGTGGTTTAGTTGCTGGTGCAGCTGGTGGTTTGGGTATGAAGAATATGTCAGGTATGGCTGGCGCAGGTCAAATTATTAATTTAGTGGGTAAAGAATCAAATAGAATATTAGGAAGAGCATTAAACCCTAATGAATATATGCAATTTAAATCTTCACAATTAAGAACATTTACTCTTAACTTTAAATTTTTACCTGTATCAGAAAACGAATCAAAAAATACAGATTGTATCATTAGGCAATTTAGAAGCGCAATGTATCCCATTAGAAATTCTGGTATTACATTAACAGTACCTGATATAGTAGATATAAAATTTAAAAATGTTGGTGGTATGGTTTCGATGCCAGAAGTTTATATAACAAATATTAATGTAACATATAATCCAAATTCAGCATCATTCTTTAAACAAGGTGGTCGCCCGGTAGAGATTGATATGGCTGTTGAATTACAAGAAATACATCCTATACATAGAAAAGATGTTATTTTAAAAGGATATTAATATGGGCTATTTTAATAATTTCAATACACTTGATTATGATTTAAATGGTGATGGCGTTACAGATGTTATTGTAGATTTAACATCTATGGTAAAATTATCAGATACATTAATAAATAATACCCAACTATATGAATATATAACTGTTTTAGAAGGTGAGCGACCTGATCAATTAAGCCAACGCTTATATGGTACTACACAATATTATTGGACATTTATGCTTATTAATATCAATATAAAAAATATGTGGGATAATTGGCCAAAGGGTGCTAATCAACTTAAAGAATACGTCGAGCATAAATATGAAGGTATGTGTGCTATAACAATGGATGATATATCAGCCAAGGATTTTATTGTAGGTGAAGATATTTTAGGTCAGGTTTCTGGTGCTGTAGGTGTATTAAAAGAAATTCATATTAATAAAAAATATATTGTATTTGATATGAAAGCAGGTAATTTTTTATCAAGCGAATCAGTAATTGGTTCAGAATCTTCAGAGAACTTTTTAGCGACATCAATTAAATCACATGCCTATGCTCCTTATATTTATTTAGATTCATCAACAGGCACACCTACAAATCCTAGAACTACAGGTACATATTTATTTTCATTTTTTGACTTAGAAACAATGATGAATTTAAATAATTCTAAATTAAAAATTATTAAATCTGATCATATAGCTGAAATAGCTAAAGAATTCAAAAAAGAAATAGGTTCATAATGAAAAGTATTGGTAATGCAAATGCGTTAGATTCATTAAAGGTTCATATAGTTCAAGGTGAGACAAAATTTGAAATAACTGATATGATAACTAATATTTCTATATTAGAATCATTACATACAGATTTAAATGGTCATATCGAATTAAATGATAATGCTGGTCTTATTGATAATTTTATATTAACAGGTGATGAAATGGTCATATTTGAAATGGGCTATTTTAATATTGATATTAAATTTAATTTTTTTCTAGATGGTATTAGTGATATTAATATAACTGATAAGACACATATTAAATCATATGTAATTAGATTAGCTTCAGTAAATGATTATATATCAGCCAATAATTTAGTTTCTAAATCTTATAATGGTTCTGGCACTGCAATTATAATGAATATCTTTGATTCTTATTTTGGCGCGCATGGTAGTTTATTAGTAAATGTTGCTTCAATCAAACACGGTAGATATATAGCACCTACCATATCACCTAAAATAGCAATTAATACTATATTAAATAAACTATATGATATAAATGGTACTGGTTTTTTTATGTATCAACCACTATTCCCAGGTGAAAATTTTACTATGATAGATAGTTTCTATGAGATAACTAATAGACCTTCAATGTATACATTATCACCAACAAATATATTTGCCGATGATATTCAAAAAGAAGGACCATTGAAACATGAGATAGGTAGGCCGGGTAATATTGTTATTGAAGATACTAAAAGTAATATTATAAATGCTGCTGATGGTACTAGAGGTATGAAAATAGAACATTTATTATTAGATACATCTGATTTTAAAAATGAAATTTTTGCTGGAGCCAATGGCGGTGGCGCTGTAAATAAAATAGTACCTTATAGAGATAATATGTATCAGGATGCTGAAAATCTTACTAGTGGTAAAGATAGTTATAAAATAGCTGCAAAAAACTTTTTAAATTCTACTTCAGGTGCTATTAAAGCTACGGCATATAGGACACCTGCTATACCAGGTCTTTCTGTTGGTCATAAAGTAACATTAAAAATAGGTGAAACAAAAATAGAAAGAAGTAATACAGGTGCTAGTGAATCATATAAATATTCTGGTGATTATATTGTGACTAAAATTGATCATAATATTAATAATGGTTTGTATGTTCAAAATATAACATTACGTAGAGGTATATTATGATTTATTATGGTGTTGTTGAAGATATTAATGATCCAGAAAAATCTGGTAGAGTTAGAGTTAGAATATTTGGTGTTCATAATAAAAGCAAAGTAAATATACCTACGGAAGATTTACCTTGGAGTTTAGTAATGGGTCCGGCGACATCACCTGGTATATCAGGTGTTGGTCATTCTTCTCATTTATTACGAGGTTCTTGGGTTGTTGGAACTTTTGTTGATAATGAATGTCAAGATTTTTTAGTATTTGGTTCAATACCAACTAAGTCACCTAAAAAATTTAGTGATTTAGGTGAAGGTTTCTGTGATGCAACTGGACAATACCCAAGACAATTAGACGAAGAAGATAATAATTTAAGGGCAAGAGGTAGACCAGATCCAAATGATTATGAGGTTCAAGGTGTATATCAACCAAGGTCTGCTTATTCTCCTCAATACCCATATAATCATGTATATGAATCAGAGTCCGGTCATCTTAAAGAATATGATGATACACCAGGCTCTACTAGAATTAGAGAAAGACATAATTCTGGTACTTATTATGAAGTACAACCTGGTGGTAGTAAAATCGAAAGAGTTGTTGCAGATAACTATGAATTAATATTAGGTGATGACACAATAGAAGTTAAAGGTAATGTTAATATCATTGTATCTGAGGATGTTAATTTATCTGTCGCTGGTAATATAACAGCACATGTTGGAAAGAATGTAGAATTTTTAGCACAAGGTGATGTTAATGGTGAAATACGAGGTAACATTGCTCTTAGAGTAGGACCAAATAAAGAAGATCATATTACATATGATGATGATGGTGTTGCTATACACGATACGACTGCTGGTATGGAAGGTTTTACTAAATTAGAAGCAGAACAACTATGGTATCCTAGAGAATTAGATGAATTACCATTATATACAGGTGATGGCTATTTAGCTGATGTTGGTATACCTCCAGTGTTACAGGAAATATTAGATAATTGGCGACCTGAAACTATTGAATTAATAAATGGTAATTGGGTATATAAATTTTGGACCAATGATGATCAAAGTAATGCTGAAAAAATATTATTAGCAATACCTGGTGGTAATGTTGATATACATATCGAAGGAACCTTAACCGGATTAGTCGATGGTCACATTGATTTAACTGTATTAAATGATGCTAAGGTAGATATTAAAGGTAATGCTAATATTGATGTTGGTGGCGATGTTGACTTAGATGTTGGTGGTGATATGGATACTTTAATACAAGGTACATACACTTGTGAAAGTAAAGAGGCCATGACTTTCATAGCTCCAACTATTGATCTTAATCCAGATACATAATGAGTACTCCCGCAGCATGTAGAGAAGGAGATGCGTTGAATACTGGACATAGTTGTACAGCAACAACAACTTTAGATATTCCAGGTCAAAGTAAAGTTAGAATTAATGGTAAATTGGCGGCACGTAAAGGTGATAGTACAGTGCCACATACTGTAACCCTTCCATTTTGTCCTACTCATACTGCTGTGGTTAATGTAGGGTCTAGTACAGTAAGAATACACGGTAAAAAAGCAGCTAGAGTTGGTGATTCCACCGATGATGGTGCAATGACCAGTGGTTCAGGTAATGTAAATATTGGCGGATAAAGGATATAAATAGTTTAATGGCAATAACTATAATCAATACTCAAAGATATACGGATGTAAATTTTAATTTTATATCTAATCCTAACACAGGTGATGTTGCAATAGTAAGTGATATAAACTCTATTAAACAAAGTGTTCTTAATATACTTAGAACTAATCATGGTGAAAAACCATTCAATCCATTATTTGGTGCTAATTTAGATAAATATTTATTTGAAAATATTAATCAAATTACAGCCGAGGCTATAATTGTATCAATAGAAGAATCAATATTAAATTTTGAGCCGAGAGTAGAAATTCTAAATATTAATATTGGAGGTGATCCTGACCTCAATAGAGTAAGAATAGAATTAACAGTTAAAATAATTGCAACAAATGAAAATATAAATATTGCAACATCAATGGAGATATTAAGATAATGGCTCAAGATAGAAGAATTAATGCATCAGAATTAGATTTTAATACATTAAAAGCTAATCTTATTAACTACATGGAGACCAATCCATCAGCGTTTACGGATTATAACTTCGAAGGTTCTGCCATGAATAGTGTTATTGATGTATTATCATATATAACACATATTAATGCTGTTAATGCTAATTTCGCATTAAATGAAACATTCCTTGATACTGCACAACTTAGAGAAAGTGTTGTATCACATGCTAAGCTATTAGGTTACACACCTAGATCTACAACACCAGCATCTGCTATTATTGATATAAAGGTAATAAATCCTATCGATGCTGCACTCAATGGCTATCCACCAATGACGCTTCCTAGAGGCACACTATTCACTACTGAAATTAATTCAATAACATATAATATGATTAGTAAAACCTCTACTACTATTAATGTCGATATTAATAATGATTATATTTTTAGAAATATTGTTATAATTCAAGGTGGTTTGGTTGATAGATCATATTCATATGATACAAATGGGTTTGAAAGATATATAATTTCATCAGATAATGTTGATACTAATTCATTAAAAGTTGATGTTTATGAATCTGCCACATCTACAAATTTTAAAACATTTGTTAAATCCGATAATATAACAAACATAACAAATGAATCTAATGTTTATTTCTTAGAAGAATCAAGAAATGGATTTTATGAAATTAGATTTGGTGATGGTATTATTGGTGCTAATTTAGAATCAGGCCAAATTATTAAAATTAATTATCTAGTGGTAGGTAATAATACTATTAATGGAGCTTCTCAATTTGCATTAGCAGATAATATTGAAGGTAATACTAATGTATCTATTACAACTATTCAAAGTGCATTAGGAGGTTCCGCCAAAGAATCAATGGAGTCTATTAGATTCTCTGCACCTCTTGCATTTACAGCACAAAATAGAGCTGTAACACCAGATGATTATAAAGGTATTATTCAAAATGCTTGGGGTGATATTGATACATTAACTGTTTGGGGTGGTGAAGATAATATACCACCTGACTATGGTAAAGTATATGTATCAATTAAACCTAAGGCAAGAGAAGTATTAACAGATATTGAAAAGGAAATTATTATTGGTAATATTCTTAAACCAAAAAACGTAGTATCAATTACTCCTATTCTTGTTGATCCAGATTATACATATATTGACTTAGAAGTTTATTTTAAATACAACCCTAATGTTGCTAATATCGATGAATCAGGATTATCAGCTGGTATTAGAACAACAATAGAATCATATGATAATAATAATTTAAAGGCTTTTGGTGGCGTGTTTAGAAATTCAAATTTATTACAAGATGTTGATAATTCAAGTGTTGCTGTTCTTTCAACAATTATGCGAATTGAAATGTCTAAGAAATTTATCCCTGAGTTAGGTGTTGAAAAATTATATACATTTAATTTTAATCAACCCATTGCATATTTATCTGGTAAAACTCAATATGTAACATCTACTGAATTTACTTATAGAGCTGAATCATGTAGATTAAAAGATTATTTAGACACTGAAGAAAATAAAAATATTATTCAAATCATTGGTGCCACAGGTACTATATTAAATCCTAATGTTGGATATGTAAATTATAATACAGGCGAAGTAGTTTTAGAAGGATTTGCCCCTGATTCAATTGTAGGAGTTTATGATTATCTTAAGATAGTTACTAAACCTGCATCGTCAGATATATCTCCTATGAGAAATGAATTATTAAGTATTAATTTTCAATCAGCTATAATTCAAGGTACTATTGATACAATGGTTACCGGTGGCACAACGGCTGGCATTGATTACACAACGGTGAGTAACTAATGGCAATTAATATATCATCATTTATAGATGACTTAGTACCTGCCCATATTAATCAGGACTATCCTGAATTAATAGAATTTATAAAATTATATGCATTATATTTAGAAAAAGTAAATAAATCTGCATTTTATCTAAATCAAATTGATCATCAACGTGATATTGATTTAATCGAAGAACATTTATTAACAGAATTACAAAATGAAATTGGCGCACCAATACCTAGAGATTTTGCTGCTGACCCAAGATTATTTTATAAACACCTTGTAGAATTTTATCGTTCAAGAGGAACACCAGAATCTATTAAAGCTTTCTTTAAATTAATTTATGATGATGAAGTAGATATTTATTTCCCAAGAGTGGATATGTTAATCCCTTCTGATGGCAAATGGTTTGAACAAAAAGCAGATATTATTGCTAATCATACTGATTATACTCCAACATATACTTGGACATTAGTAGCAAAAACATTTATTATTAATATGGATTCAGACCAAGGGTTTGCTCCTAAGTTTAATGATGATATAGTATTTATTAATGATGTTTATGCATCAAATGGTGACTATAAAGAAACAGTTTATTATGATGCAGGTGATAATGAGATGAAATACTCTCTTATATTTACCAATGAATTAGCAATAGGCGATGTAGTTAAAGTATATCCTAAAGGTTTATTTACTACCGTTGATGGTTTCTTATCTGATAAGAAATATATTCAAGATTCTTATTTCTATCAGAAGTTTTCTTATGTACTTAAGACTGGTAAAAATATTAATGATTGGAAGAATGCATTTACTAGATTAATTCACCCTGCTGGATTTATATTCTTTGGTGAGATTCTTATCTTTATTAAGATAATTGCATCCAATTTAAATATTCAACCTGGTAGACAAGGCTCAGGGTTACCATTAAATATCAATGTATCACCTGTTTATATGCCACCGAGTGTAAATGAATTAGGTACTTATGTTGAGAAAGAATTACAATACGTAAGATCTAATTCCAGAATAGGTATGTGGAATCATTTGGAGAATGTTAAGTTCTGGAATTGGAGACCAATACTAGAATATGGTGCATATACCATAGAAGATGTTATAAATAACAATATAGGATTACAGTTAGGTGCAAGAATTTGGTCTTGTACCCCTAATGATCCTGCAACAGATATATCGTATACTTCAACTGAGTGTACAATACAAACATAACGGAGAGACAATAAATGTCAGCAATTATAACAAGTAAATTTAGATTAGATACAACTGAAAAATTTGTTGACAGTCTAACATCAAACACATTTTATATGGGTTTGGGTAGATCAAATGCATGGACGGATGATACAACACCTGATAATCCATACGAGAATGATTACACAATAAATACTTTATGGGAAAATATGTTTGCCATGAAGAAATGTGAAGCAGTGGATATTATTTATTCATCACCAAGAACTCTATGGACTTCTGGTGTTTCATATGCAGAATATGATGATAGAGATACTAACCTAGAAGGAAAGAATTACTTTATAGTATCAGATAATAACAATGTTTATATGTGTCTTAAAACAGGTGGTGTGTCTACTACCAATCCTGATATTGCCGGTGTAACAACAGCGGGTGTTATTGATCATGCTTCAACTGATGGTTATATATGGAAATATATGTATACGATTCCAGTTGATACAGGTTCTAAATTTCTTACTGCTTCATTTATTCCGGTACAATATATAACAGCGGCACCTGCTCCTGGTGCAGATACAGCATTAATTAATCAATGGTCTGTACAAGATAATGCTATTGATGGTGCCATTTATAATATTAAAATTGTTTCTGGTGGTACAGGTTATACTTCTGCTCCTACTGTAACAGTGTCAGGTAATGGTACAGGTGCTACTGCAACAGCGACAGTAACTGGTGGTATTATTACTGATATTGATATGACTGCGGTTGGTACAGGTTACACTAAAGCAGTTATTACCGTTACAGGTGGTGCTGGTTCTGGTGGTTCATTAAGACCGGTCATTGGACCAACAGGTGGTTTTGGTAAAGACCCACGAAATGATTTAAGATCTCATTATGTAACTATTAATAAAGTATTTAATGGTGATGAGAATGGTGATATTCCTGCCACAAATGATTTTAGACAAATAGCTTTAATTAGAAATCCAATTGACGCAGCAACATCTACTACTGCGTCTAATAATGCTTATACAACAACTAAATCATTATCGGTTGCAACCGGTGGCTCATTTGCTGCTGATGCTATGATTGAAGGCACAAGTACTTCTGCAAAGGCTATGGTAATTGAATATGATGCAACCAATGGTATTATTTATTTTATACAAAATGAAGATACAGGTTTTGTTAACTTTACCGATGATGATAATATTAGAGTTGTAGGTGATACGGGTGGTGGTGTTGATTGTACTGCAGTTAATGTTGCTGGGATTACACAATATTCTGGTGATGTTATGTTTTTGGAAAATAGAACTTCAGTTAGTAGAGGCGTAGATCAAATTGAAACTATCAGATTAGTTATCGCATTTTAAATTAGGAAAAAGAAATGGCAATTAAGTTTAACATTGAACCATATTGGGATGATTATAATACCCCAACAGCGGACGGATTAACTCCAAAAGAAAAATACAATAAGATGTTATTCCGTCCTGGCCATGCGGTGCAGGCAAGAGAATTAACTCAAATGCAATCAATGCTTCAAAACCAAGTATCATCTATTGGTGATCATATGTTTAAAGAAGGATCTATTGTAATACCAGGTGGTGTATCAATATATAATAAGATTGATTACCTTAAGTTATCTGCAGTTAATACTACTAATATGTCAGAACTTATTGGTGTTGAATTTATATCTGGTACCAATAAAGCAAAAGTAGTACACGCCGAGGCAGCTACTGATACTGATCCAGTAACACTATGGATTAATTATACATCAGGTGATAAGTTCGTTGATGGTACTACATTAGCAGATACCACAACATTAACAGCAACAGTTGCGTCAAGTGGTTATGGTTCTCTTGTATCAGTTGATGATGGTATTTATTACATTAAGAAACATTTCACTATTGTTAAGAAATCAACCATTGTACTTTCTAAATATACAACGGATGTATCATATGATGTTGGTTTAAAGATTACTGAGTCTATTGTTTCTTCAGGTGATGATGCAACATTAAATGATAACGCGGCAGGTTCACCTAATGAATCTGCTCCAGGTGCTCATAGATATTCTATTACAACAACATTAACTAAACAGGCAAACAATGCCAATATAGGTAACTTTGTATTACTCGCTAGATTAGTAAGTGGTAAGATTGTTAAACATGCAAGAGTTTCTGATTATGCTATTCTTGAAGATACATTGGCGAGAAGAACATTTGATGAGTCTGGTAATTATACAGTTAATCCATTCCCTGCACAAATTAAAGATAATGTTGGTG